TCAAAAAACTCTCATCATTTTCTGTCTCATCGGACAACGTGCAGGGATTTACCAAATGGTGATCGAAGTTTTCATTTTTACATTGATAATCAACTTTTTAAATCTGCTTTACTCAAATCAGGAGAAGATCAATTAAGTGAAGTAAAAATTTATTTTGAACCTTATTTAACTAATTTTGATCTCTCATAATTCATTTCTCTTTTCCTTCCTTTCAACCCTTGGAACATGGTATAATATTCGTATGTTTCAAGGGTTTCTTTAATTATTTTCTTGACAAGAAAAGTTATATCATATCAAATCGGTTTCTTTAATTAATTACATTCTCTGTAGTGTAATTAATGGATGGACCCGAAAACTTGGCAGGATGCCCGAAAACTAAATATCTTTTATAGGATTTATTAATGACTAATAGGTATAGAAAAAAAGGCGGTGTAATTTTTAGGCATCCCATTTGGCTATCTGCCAATCCTCCACCCCGAAAACTTCTCCCCGAAAACTATTTATTCTCTCTAATCTCTCAACTAGCTCAAGAAAATGCCTCAAAAACTCCCTTTTACACAGGACCAGATCCTTGCTATCCGATCTAACTTGCATGGTAGAAACCAACTTTTATTTTGTGTTCATGTTGACACTTGTCTTAGATGTGTTGATTTAATAAATCTTAGGGTAAAAGATTTAGTTGATTCTCATGGTAGAGTTCGCAAGAACTTAGAGATCAAGCAGAAGAAAACAAATAGACGAGTTTCATGTAGACTATCAGAGTTTACTATGGATCTGGTAGATCGATGGGTGAGAACCCGAAAACTAGAAAGCAATGATCCCTTGTTTCCAAGTAGAGCAACGGACAAGCTGGGTAATTTGAAACCTCTTAGTGATAAGATGTATCGAAATATAGTAAAAGAAATAGCCTACAAAGCAGGACTAGATTGGGAACTGTATTCTAGTCATAGCCTACGTAGGACCAAACCTAGTATTGTATATAGTAAAACAAGGGATATAGAAACGTGTAGACAACTATTAGGTCATTCTAATGTTGCTTCTACTTCTCTTTATTTAAATATTAGTGCAGAAGATGCTTTGAATAAAGCGGAAGCACTTAACATAATGTAGGAAGTTGAGGGGTGTTTCTCACGCACCCCTCTCTCTCTAATTCCCAACTATAGAAAGGATCTATAGGTAGGATCTATAACCATAGGAGTATGTGAAAATAATGCAAGATGAATACAGAAATTCGGTTATCAATGTAGTGCTGTCCCGAAAACTCGTAAGAGAAACTAAAATGTTTATGCTGAAAAATCAGTTAGATATACCTCTTAAAAGTTTTGTAGAGCAAGCTATAGAAGAAAAAATAAAAAAGATGGATGAAGGGGTTGACAAGGAATAATCCTTGTGCCAAGGTGTCTCTTCATATCTACGAATTACCAGTTTACTCCATAAGCGACAATTAAGTTTCCGCTTTTGCCATAACTGCTAATTCACTACAACTTCACATACTTGCACTTCTGCAAGATTATATAAAGAGGGTTATGGGGCAAAATACTTTTGCTAGTAGAGCATTAGCACACAAGAGGGTACGCAAGAATAAATTAATTTCCAGAGAACAAGTAAATAAAGCAGTAGAAGAATACAAAAGTAAAGGGGGAACCATTACTAAACTTCCTGCTTTATCTGATGCTTTTAGCCAAAAGCTAGTCTCTGGATCTGAGTATTACAAAGTATATAGCTGGACCTTTGATAGTGTTAGGAAACATGGGGTAGTCAAGCGGGACCATCTAACAAATGAGGATATTAATGCATCCTAATGATAGCGGTCAAATAACTGGTCGTGTAGCTGGTAGTAGACTTACTTGTGTAAGGTTCTCTCATAGGGATAAGAATGGTAGCAGAATAAACTTATATAAGTGTAGTTGTGGTAACTATAAAAAGTTATACCAGCAAGCAGTTAATTCTTTAAATACAAAATCATGTGGGTGTCTCAAAAAAGAGCTAAACCCAATTGTATATAAAAGAATGCGAAAGAGTGAAAAAAAGAGAAGAGAAAACCACCTCAAGGCTTGTATAGGTAGACCACCAAAGAACAAAGGTCAAAAGAGAGTAGATATATTAGTAGATGGTGAGATTAAACATAAATTTGTACCAGCAAATCAAGTAGCTAAATACGATAAACAATTTATGAAAGATTTAACTGCTTTGTACTATGAAGCAGTATGAAATGGGCAAGGATCTATTTAACTTAACAATGCATAGGTTGGGCTTAAATGAATAAAGTGTGGAGCTTTACCTTGCCCATTAATTTTAATTTTGTGAGAGCATGATATGTCTAGATACGAAGCAGTAACATTACTATTTAATAAAGATTACGGAAGTATTAAATGGTCTGATGATTTCAGAAGTCAAAAAGATTTACTCAAATTGGATCTCCTACAAGATTGGATTCATGATCTACAAAATGAATTTAACGTGATACTAGGATATGTAGATGGTGACCCTAGATATATAAATGATCCTTATTGGAAAGAAAGAGAAAAAGAAGGAAAAGAAAGACGAGCATTATATAAAAAACATAAAATAGATAGAATGAAAATTGGGGATGAAAGAATCAGTAAATAAACAAGCAGAAAGACTAGTTAATGGTGACAGACAATGGGCTTATGATCACCCATTGGAAAACTGTGAAAGAATAGGAACTATTTGGGGTGTAATTCTTGATACAGATCCAATAGCACCTGAGAAGGTAGCACTTATGTTAGCTGGTATGAAAATAGCCAGAGAAATATATAGACATAAAGAAGATAACTTAGTTGATCTTGCTGGTTATTCTGCTTGTGTACAGATGATTTATGATAAGAAAGAAGAATTACAAATACAACAAGCAGAAAGAGATGATTATGACCGAAACTTCAAACCAGCAGTTTATGAGGAAACAACTATTGGGTAACCAGAGTTATGTACCTTGTTCTGAATGTAAAAGACTTACCAGTAATAAATTAGGTAAACACATAATATGTGTAGAATGTATGGAGTACAATGAGAGTAGAAAGCAAGTGTCCTTATTGTGGTAAAAGACATATAGAAAATAGAGAACATTCTGGTACTAGTATTATTGAATGCTCTTGTAGTAATAAGTTTATTGCTATTGCAAGAATAAATTTAGAAGTAGAAGCACTTAAAATTGTAGATGAACTGATACTTGACAGGAAGTCGGGTAACTATGTATCAAAACGTACTGGAGAAACAGCTTAATCTCGAACTAGAGGGTAAGAGATTAGGTCAAAAAAGGTATCAGAGGGTTAGCAAGGAGGCTAAGGACCAAGAGTCATGGACTAGACTCCCCTCTGTTCGTTTTATTATGTCAGAAGCAGTAAGTCCTATTTCTACTGCTTTTAGAAAATGGATAGATAAACGTAAAACTGGTAAACCAGCTTACGCTACTCACCTAATAGAAGTTGTTGAGTCTCTTAAACTAGAAGACGAAACAATAGCTTATCTAGCACTTATCTGTACGCTAGATGGTTTATCCCAATCCCATCCAGAATATCGTGTAGCAAGGACCATAGGTAATGCTATACAAGATGAATACAGACTACGTACCTTCCGTACAGAGAATCCAAATTATTTTAAAAGAGTTTTAGAATCAGAACATCAGAAACGTAATCCACGTTATAGACAGAAGAATGCTATGACTTGGTTGCTTTCTAGAAAGACCCAATTAAATCTCCATGATCTTACATTAGAAGATGCTGATAAGATCATGCTGGGTAAGATTCTAATTCATCTTATACACAGGGAAACTGGATTAGTTAATGTAGTACCTAATTACGTTAATAAAAGAAAAACCATCAATATGTTAGTACCTAATCCTTCTGCTCTTGAATGGATAGAGAAGCTGGAAAGACATAGGGAAAACATAGCTACTCAATATATGCCTTGTGTAGTAACACCTAGAGATTGGCAAGAGAAAACATTAGGTGGTGGTTATTACACTAGTCAATTAAAAGGACTACGTGCAATTAAGTTACATAAAAAGTCAGGGTATCAAGATTTAGATAATGTAAGTATGCCCCTTGTGTATGATGCTTTAAATCAAATGCAGAGGACAGAGTTTGCTATCAACATACCAATGTATGAGTTGATGCAGAAGGCATACGATAGTGGTGCAGAGTGGGAGGGAATACCACCTAATAAACCTTATGACTTACCACAATGTCCATACCCAGGAACACAAAAGAAAACTTTAACAGAAGAACAAAAAGAAGTATGGGAAAAATGGGCTAAACCTTATGCCATGCTGATGAGAAAAAACAATCAGATGTACAGCAGAAGGTTGCAGTTTGTCAGAGGGTTGCAAATGGCTAAAGACTTAATGCAACACAAGCAGTTTAACTATGTAGCCCAATGTGATTACAGAGGTAGATATTACCTCATGCACAACTTCTTACATCCCCAAGGTCCAGATTGGTCTAAATCCCTTCTACAGAGTGCAGTAGGAATGCCTGTTACAGAAGAAGAACAAGTAAATGCTTTGGCAGTAGCAGGAGCAAACTTGTATGGGTTTGATAAAACTAGTATGGAGAACAGAGTTAAGTGGGTCAACTATCATACTGATCAAATCATAGAGAGTGCTAAAGCACCTTTTGATTTTAAATGGTGGACCCAAGCAGATGAACCTTGGCAGTTTCTAGCATTCTGTAAAGAGTGGAGAAAGTACAAAACTAATGGACTAGGGTACAAGAGTTTTTATTGGGTACATACCGATGGTAGTCAGAATGGTATCCAGCATTATTCTGCTATGTTAGGTGATGAGGAAACTGCTCACTATTGCAACCTCACCTATACCAATAATCCACAAGACTTATACCAAGAAGTAGCAGATGAAGTAAAAGCAATACTGAAAGAATCAAATGAACCTTTAGCTAGGGATTGGTTGAAGAGTGATCTGATAGATAGATCCATGCTGAAGAAAATAGTTATGACATTCCCTTATGGGGGTACACCTCATATGTTTACCGAATACATAAATGGTTATGTAATAGAGTATGCAGGGGAAGTAGAGTGGCCTTTTAACAATGGTGTAAGAGTAACAGATGCGTTTAAAGAATCACGTTGGTTAGTAAGTAAAATACAGGATGCACTTAAAGTAAAAGTAAAAGCAGCCACTAATGGAATGCAATGGATTAAATCAGTAGCAAGACAGATTATAAAACAGAAAGTACCAGTACAATGGAGAACCCCAAGTGGTTTTGTAGTAGTACAAAATTATCCAGAAGTTCGATCTAGGAAAATAAGAACTGTTCTGGATGGTAAATTAATTATGGCTAATGTCCAAGGTAACCCAATAGGTAGCAAGCAGGATAGTTGGAAAACTGGTAACGCTACACCACCTAATTTTATTCATAGTATGGATGCTAGTCATCTTACTCTTACTTTACAGAAATGTAGAGAACATGATTTAAATCAAGTGACGATGATACACGATAGTTACGGAAGTTTAGTGGCACAAATGCCATTAATGCAGAAACTCTTACGTGAATCCTTTGTTGAAATGTATGAACAATGGGATGTATGTGAAGAGTTTCTAAAGGATGCCTCAATGGTAGTACCAGAGAGTGCATTACCAAGTCCACCAGAGAGGGGGAACTTGGATATTAATCTGGTGAGGGAATCACCTTTCTTTTTCGCATAGGAAGTGAAATGAAACAATTAGAGAAAACACCAAAAGGTGAAGCACTTTGGTTAAAGATGATAAGACCAGAGACTAATTATAATCCGCAAGGAGTGTATGAAGGGAACCTTGTTTTAAAAGGTAAAGAAGCAGAAGAGTTTAAATCTATTGTGGATCAGTATATTACTGATGCTGTTGCAGAACACACAGTAGATGGTAAGAAGCCAAAGAAAGCAAATCCACCTTACAAAGTAAATGAAGTAGATGGTCAAGAAGATGGTATTGCTTTCAAGTTTAAGATGAAGGCTAAGTACGAAACTAGGAAAGGTGATGTCATTACTCAGAAGCCTACAGTAGTAGATGCTAAAGGTATTGTAATTACTGATCCTGAATTTAGTATCGGCAATGGTTCTATTGTCAAGATTGCATATAAAACTAGAACTTGGAGTGTCGCTGGAACTGGTTGTGGTGTATCCCTAATTCCAATGGCAGTACAAGTTATAAACCATGTACCTTACTCAGCTAATTCAGATGGATTTGGATTTGAAGAGGAAGAAGGGTTTGAATACAAGGAAGAGGGGAAAGAAACGATCTTTGAAGAGGAAGACGATTTTTAGATCAAAGTTTGAAAAAGAAGTGTTTGAGGCACTTCCACAAAAGGGATGTATATATCAGCCTAAAAGGTTTTATGTAGACATCCCTACCTCTTACGTTCCAGACATTCTTTTACCTAATGGTATTTATGTAGAAGTAAAAGGTTTTCTGAGATTAAAAGACAGAATTAAATACGTTAAATTTAAAGAACAGTTTCCAGAGATAGATTTAAGATTTGTATTCTATAACTGTGAAAGTACTTACCAAGGTGCAGTTAAAAGAAAAGATAATACTAAACCTTCATTAGCAGAATGGGCTGAAAGATATGGATTTATCTATGCAGATCAAAGAGTACCTACCTCATGGTTTGGTGAATATAAAGAAAAGGAATCAGACTGATTTTATTATTGTTACTTGTACTGATACTAAACCTGACAAACTACTAGACATTGTACAATTAGATAGACTGCATAGAGCATTAGGATGGATCTCTGTAGGTTGTCATTTTCTTATAGATAAATTTGGGGAAATACAAAAGGGTAGGGAACTAGAAGAACATGGTAGTCACACTTGGGGTTATGATGAGTCTTCTGTATGTATAACTTTGGTAGGTGGTAGAAATTTAGAAGGTTTACCTACAGATCAAAGTTATTTCGAGGAACAACTAGAATCATTACTGCTTCTTATTTCTCATCTTAAAAAAGTATATCCAGATGCAAGGGTTATAGGTCAGGATCAATTACTTAAAGATGAGGAAAAACCATACTTTGATATAGAGGATTATGTTAATGGGCAAACATCCTTATAAAGAAGCTAATTGGGTTAAGAATGTAAGTTGTGATTCTTGTGGTAGTAAAGATAACAAATCAGTTTATGACGATGGTAGCACTTGGTGCTGGACTTGTGAAAAAAGGGGAACAATGGATGGAGATGTAGCAGAAACAGTAGAACAGAAACCTAAGAAGAAACTAAATTTAATTCCTAGGGATCAGTTATTCTATGAAGACTTACCTAAACGTAAAATAACAGAGGAAACTTGCCGATTCTACAATTACCAAAAAGCGTTATTAGAAGGGGTAAAAACAGCAGTAATCAGCTTTACAGAGAACGGAGTAGACATAGCCCAGAAGACGAGGGGGTTGAACAGGGATTTCAAATGGAGGGGGAAGACATCTCTTCTCTTTGGTCAGAACAAGTTTCAACCACAAAAGAACCTGACCTACCCTCAACCTCTGATAATAACAGAGGGGGAGATTGATTGTTTAACTGTAGCACAAGTATTCAACCTTAAAAGACCAGTAGTATCTTTAACTAAAGGTGCTGGTAATGCAGTTACACAAATAAAAGAAAACCTAGAATGGGTTGAATCCTTCCCTGAAGTAATACTTTGTTTTGATGCTGATGAAGCTGGTGATAAAGCAACAAAAAAAGTAGCACAACTACTGTCCTATGGTAAATGCAAGATAGTTCAACTTCCTGAGAAAGATCCTAATGAGTTACTAATGCAGAACAGACAACAGGATCTCATGCAAGCGATCTATAATGCTAAACCTCATAAACCAGAGGGGATAGTAACAGGGGATGAAATATGGGAAGAAATAATAAAAGTACATGATGAAGTAAGTATTCCTTACCCATTCCCTAAGTTAGATGAGATGACTAGGGGTATACGTTGTGGTGAGATAGTTTGTATTACTGCTGGAACAGGAGTAGGTAAGTCACAGTTTTGTAGAGAGGTAGCATACAACACTATCTTACAAGGACACAAAGTAGCCTACTATGCACTAGAGGAAAACACTAAGCGTTCTGCTATTGGTTTACTTGCTCTTCATGCTAATGAACCACTACATCTACATTCACAGGAAGAACGAGATTTAGATAAATGGGAAAACTGGTACAAGGATCTGGATCTGGGAAACAAAGTAGTATTCGATAAACATTGGGGTAGTTCCTCAGAAGACAGTATTAAGGATAAGTTACGTCATTTTGTAAAAGGATACGACTGTAAGTTAATTATTCTTGACCACATTTCTATTATTGTCTCAGGAGATGGGGAAGGTGACGAGAGAAGAAAAATTGACAACCTCATGAC